AGATTTAGAAGTTATACAACGCTTGAAGGCGTTGCTGCTGATTTTGGAGTCGATGCTCCTGAGTATAAAGCAGCAGCTCTTTATTTTGGTCAGACTCCAAAACCATTAACTATCATGATTGGAAGATGGATTAGAACAGCGGCTGCTGCTCAAAATATTGGTGGAGTTTTAACTGAGACCGAACAACTTTTATCTAATTTCACATCTATTACAAATGGTGGAATGGTTATTGTAGTTGATGGAACCACAAAAACTTTAACTGGATTAGATTTTTCAGCCGAAACAAATCTAAACGGTGTCGCATCCGTGATTGATACCGCTCTTACGGGCGCTACCATTGCATGGAATGGAACTAACTTTGTTGTTACAAGCGGAACTACGGGCGCGGGCGTAAAGGCTACTGGTACAGTAACTTTTGATTCAAATCCAGTTGCCACAAATACTTTAGTTCTTAACGGTGTGACTCTTACTTTTGTTTCATCTTCTCCTGGTGCCAATGATATTTTAATCGGTGCTGATGAAGTATCAACCGCTGCTAATGTTCAAGCTTATTTGAATGCAACAACTAACCCATCCTTAACTTCAGCAAGTTACTCAACAGCAGCAGGCGTAATTAGTATTGAATACGACACTGTAGGCGTAGCTGGTAACTCTTATTCACTTGCTGAGACTGGCACAGCTATTACTTTATCTGGAGCCACTCTTACGGGCGGAGCAGTCCCATCTTCAGTTGGTTATGCAACCACTGGATCTGGAACTAGCATTTCAGCATTGCTTAAGCTTACATCAACAACTTCTCAGGGACTCCCTGAAGGTTACGATGCTGAAACTCCTGTTGAGTGCGCAGCTATTTTGGCCAATATGTCTTCGTTATGGTACGGACTTATGTTCCAAGCTTCTGTGCAGCCTACGGACGATGAAAATATTGATGTATGTGATTTTATCAACGCTTTAGATTTAAAAAGAATTTTTGGCGTAACGATTACAAATACAAATGTTTTAAGCGCTTTAGTTGACACTGACTTAGCAAGCCGCATGAAAGATGGCGGATATAAACAATGTTTCAATCAATATTCTTCTAATGCTTATGCGATTGCTTCATTTTTTGGACGTGCTTTTTCTGTAAACTTTAATGCTAATCGTTCCACGATTACTTTGATGTATAAACAAGAGCCTGGAGTGACAGGTGAAGAATTAACAGAAAATCAGGCAGCTGTTCTTGAAGATAAACGATGCAACGTATTTGTAAATTATGTTAACGACACGATTATCATTCAATACGGAGTGATGAGCGGTTCAGCTTATTTTGATGAGATCCACGGCCTTGATTGGTTCCAAGATGCTATTCAAAATTCTTGTTACAATGTTCTTTATCAATCAAAAACAAAAGTTCCTCAAACTGATGCAGGTGTAAATTTACTTACTAACTCCATTTCAGGCGTATGCGAAGAAGCTGTGAATAACGGTTTAGTGGCTCCTGGTGTATGGAACGCTGATGGATTTGGACAGCTTGAAAATGGCCAGTATTTAAAAACTGGATATTATATTTATGCTCAGCCAATGGCTCTTCAATCACAAGCTGATAGAGAGACCAGAGTAGCGCCTCCTATTCAGGTAGCTGTGAAATTAGCTGGAGCAATCCAAGAGCTAGATATTTTGGTTGATGTTAACCGATAATTAAAAGGAGATTTTTAAAATGGTATATTCATTTTTGAACGTCAGCGCAACAATTTCAGGTCCAGGCGCTGCTGGATTAAATTTAGGTGCAGGTGCTGCGAACTCTGAAGAGGGCATCACGATTGAAGCTGTAGAAGATAAAAACGTGATGACCATTGGTGCTGATGGCCAAGGTCAACATTCGTTAATCGCTAGCGATGCGTGTAAAGTAACAGTGAGACTTTTAAAAACGTCTCCTGTGAATGCAGCTCTTATGCAATTATATGAACTTCAATCCGCAAGTTCTGCTTTATGGGGACAAAATGTTATTACTATTGTTGATAACGGTCGCGGCGATTTAACCACTGTTCAAGCTGCAGCTTTTAATAAAAAGCCAACCATTACTTATGCTAAAGAAGGCGGAATGAATGAGTGGATTTTTGATGCTATTAAAGCAACCACAGTATTAGGTGCTGGATAATTTTATGAGCGAAAGAGATTTTGAAATTGGATCAAGACGTTTTAAATTAAATAAGATTGATGCTTTTAAACAATTTCATATCGTAAGAAGAATTGCTCCTATTCTTGCGTATCTTTTGCCTGCTTTAAAAGATGTTCAAGGCGTATCTGCTAATGCTGAACTTTCTGAGTCTGAAAAATTAGATCAATTTGCAAAAATTGCAGCTCCATTAATGAATGGTCTTTCTAAATTATCCGATGTGGATGCAGATAAAGTTTTATACGGACTTTTATCTTCAGTAGAAGTTCAGCAAGCGACTGGTAACTGGGCAAAGGTTGCTAATGAATCAATGCTCATGATGAATGATATGGAGCTCCCTATTTTGTTACAAATAGCAGGAAGAGCTTTCATGTTTAATTTATCTGGTTTTTTCGCCGGACTCCCAGCCAAATCATAGGTGGTTCGGGAGTAGTTTCAAAAAGACCTGTTCACTGGGTCTCTATGAATGATGGTGAAGATTGGCTTTTAAGACCTGTTTTAGAGGGTTTATGCCAATATGAAAGTTTGAAAAATGGGATTTTAGATTTAGAAGACATTGCCAAGATGAACGATGCTCTAGACATTAGATTTGAGAATGAACAGCGATATAGAAAAGCTAATGAAGAATAGTTTAGGGGTGGGTTATCACTGGAGAGGTAATTAAAAGTTATTTAGTTGGATTAGGTTTCGGAGTTGATGAGGCTTCTTTATCTAAATTTAATAAATCAATAGCTAATGCTTCATTAAGAGTTGCCGCTCTTGGTGCTGCTATTCAAGCTAGTGCCGCTGCTATAGGGTTTGGAATTTCTGAAATTTCTCAAGATTTTGAGAAGATGGGTTATGAATATCGAATCATTGCCCCAGCGATTAACAAAGCTCTAATTTTAAGAAGAGAGCTTTTAAAAGCCTATTCAAATGCAGGCGTTAATATCGTCAAAGTTATTCAGTCTTCTGTAAAATTTAATATGTCTTTGGCAAAAACAAAATTTGCTTTAAAGGCTTTATACGATTCTGTCGGATCTAGATTTTTTGGAATTCTAACAAAACAGTCAGATGTTTTTAGAGAAAAACTTTATAAAAACATGCCAAAAATTCTCAACGTATTAGAGAGTTTTGTTAAATTTGTTTTTAAAGCATTTGAAGCCACCACACAGCTAGGTGAAAGATTATTTGAAATTTTATCTAGGGTTTATGATTTTTTTGTAAAGCTAGATACCGCAACCAATCACTGGTCGACTATTGTTTTAGGATTAATTGCAGCTTGGAGACTTTTAAACTTATCATTTTTAGCCACACCACTTGGATTCCTTTTATCTTTAGGTGTAGCAGTGAAAAACTTCTGCACCTGCGCTTCATCTAGCGCGGTATTAACCTTTAGAACATCTGTAAGTTTAACCTCTCGTGCCATTATACTTCAGTCCAGTCTACTACTTCTGTGAACTTGTTGTCTAGTGCACTGATCCACCAAAGTGCTTTATATTCTGATTCGATGTACTTTACGTTAATCTTCATCGTTGGTCTCCACTTCTTCGTCTTGTCGAAGTTGTTCTATAAAGTCTAGGTGATCTTCTGAACATTGATCGCACGTTTGATAATGATCTTTGTCGAATCTACTATGTTTTACTTCTTGAATCATCGTGTAATCCTTTCAAGACAGTTTTTACATGTAACGTTGTGAACTGTTGCTTCAATTTTCTTCAAGTTTGTGATTGGTCGAACCGTGGTTTCCCACTGATAACATATATTGTTGTTTGTGCCATTGTGCATGTTGACCACGCCGTTTTCATCTTCTTCAACTCGAACCGCATGAACCGTTTTACCTGTCCAACCCTTGTTTCCGATGTATAGTTTGCTTGTTGTTGATTGAATCATTGTGTGCTCCTTTATTTGATTACTTTATCATTATACACTGTAAATATATCAATGTACACACTATTTTTCAATAAAACGGCTTTTTACTGTCTCCTTGATCGATTTGCCCTCTTTTACTGATACTTTTATGATCTCTTCATATGTTATATAATCAATTGCTATTCTTTGATACTTAACCTTAGTGTGGTTTGTCCACGGGTTACCAGGTCTTTTCTTTTTATTGTCCATAATGACTCCTTAATGATTTAGTTGATTTTGACGAGAACCTTTTACACCCACACTTCTTGC